CTCAGTGGGATGATGGGCCTTTACATGAACTCGCTTCTATTGCCTTGAAGACCATCATTGAACATCTACTGAATGGAGCCCCTGACGATGCCAAGCCTAGCTGACCATCAATCAAATCAATTCACCAAGGTTCTGTTCCTTGGCGATAGCAAGAGTGGGAAGACCACCGCGCTTTGGTCTCTTGTTAAGGCAGGGTATAAGCTCCGGATCTTAGATCTAGATAACCTCTTGGATCCTTTCAAAGAACGGCTGCTGGCCGAATGCCCAAAGGAAATCGCAGGGGTGGAGTATCGAACCTTGCGGGACAAGTATAAGACCGGGCCACTTGGAGTTACCTTAGATGGCCCAGCTAAGGCTTTCGTCGATGCCATGAAGATGCTCGACCTTTGGAAGTATGACGAAACAGATCTGGGAAAGCCCAAAGAGTGGGGACCGAACTATATCCTTGTAATCGACTCACTATCGCGTCTATGTGACGCAGCTTATGACTTCCACGATATGATTATCAAACCCGGGAAGTCTGGGGAGAAAGATGGCCGCGCCGTTTATGGCCAGGCGCAGGATGCAGTGGAGATGGTCTTGGCGAACCTCACCTCCGCTACCTTCGAAACCAACGTCATCGTGATCTGCCATGGACAGTATATGGAACAGCCAGATGGGACATCGAAGATTTTCCCACAAGGAGTGGGACAAAAGCTCAGCCCGAAGATTCCGCAGTACTTCCCTGTCTATGTCCGACTGAAGAAGAGTGGTGAGAAGCGCGTGCTTCAACTTGAATCGGATGTGATGATTGATCTAGCCATGCCAAAGCTAAAGGCCTTCGACACAAAGACTCTTGATGTTGATACTGGCTTGGCCCAGATCTTCCAAACTCTTCGCGGGTCCGCGATAGCACCTGTGCCAGCCGCAACACAGGTGAAGCCAAAGGCGGTAGTTATGCAGAGGAGAGTTTAATGAGTGATGCCACACTCAGGATCAAGAATTTATCCATCGCCCTTGAGGCGTTATCTCATGTCACTGGAAGCAACCACATCAAACACTTCAATAGAATTGAGGAACTCCTCGAAGATGAGATCCTCGGCCTTGAGAAAGAAAAAGAAAAGGAGAACCAATGGCCAAACCGGCCAGCTAGAACTGCCACTACCAACACAGATTACGACCTGTTCAATCCAAGCAAACTCTAACCTCCTACGAAAGCATGATCAAATGGCTAATTTCCAAGACATCCTGAACCGTCCTTCCGAAGAGATTAAACCCGCCCCAACTCTTCCAATGGGTTCTTACCACACCATAATCATGGGCTTGCCGGAACAGGGGGAGTCCTCTATAAAGAAAACCCCACAGTTGAAGTTCACCCACAAGATCATTGCCGCCCTGGATGACGTAGATCCTGATGCTATTGCCGAGTTCGAGGCTGATGGCGAAACCATTGCCGGACAGGAGGTCGAGAATACCTTCTACATTTCGGATAAAGCCGCGAACTTGCTGAAGGAATTCATCATCAATTGTGGAGTGGATCTCACAGGGAAGAACATGGCGGAAGGCCTTGATGAAATCCCCAATGCTGAGGTCATCATCAACATCAAGCATGAAGCTTCCAAAGATGGCAAACGGGTGTTTTCGAAGGTTGGCTCAACCGCCCGTGTAAGCTAATAGTTCCCTCAAGGCAGAACGCCAAACCTCCCCTCTGTCTTGAGGCCTCCCGCTCGGTGTCGTTGAGACCGGGCCAACTGAGGGGGAGGACGCGAATGTCTCCCCCTCCCTTTCCCTTCACGGAGTCAAAATGAAACCTTTCAAACTCACCTCCGAAATGCATGAGGAAATGCTAGATGGTATCAAAACCCTCGCAGATACGGACACACATGACACCGTTGGACCGAGCCCTTTCGCGAAAGGCTTACGCAAACGGGATGTCCATTTATCAGATAGCGAAGTCGATGCACCGGGACCCAAGGACAATCCGGAGGTTACTACGGAAGACCCAATCAACCCGTCCCACTACCGCCGTCACCCATCAGGAATTGAGTGTATTGAAGTCGCGAGGCATCACAACTTCAACGTAGGGAATGCTATTAAGTACATTTGGCGGTATCAAGACAAGGGGGATCCCATTGAGAATTTGAAGAAGGCACAGTGGTATTTGGATGATGAGATTCGACGGTTGCAGGGAACAAGGTGATGAACAAGATTGTATCCACAGTCTACTACCATGACTACATCCTGATCTTTTGTGATAATGGGGATATCTACAAGATGGTTGTGGACGAAATAGCCACATGGAAGGTGAGTTATTATTTCATTGGTAGCTTCCGTCCTCAACCATGAAACCCATCTTCCTCATCGGCGAATCCCAAGGCGAGAATGAGAAGAAGATCGGTAAGGGCTTCGTAGGCACCACGGGAGCCGAACTTCTGCGAATGCTAAACGACGCGGGGGTTATCGAACTGACTTCCGAAGACCGCTCCTATCTCTCCAAATATTATAGAACGAAGGACCCATGGACCCTAGCCGCGATATGGGACCTTCATCCTGAACTCTACCGGACTAACGTCTTCCAACAACACCCTCCCGGGAATGATCTCTTATACTTCTGCGGGGGGAAGAGCGAAGCCATCCTCGGCTACCCAATTCTTCAGAAATCCAAATACGTCAGGAAGGAATTCCAACATGAACTTGACCGGCTTGGTAATGAGGTGCTTAGGGTTGACCCTAACCTCATTGTTTGTCTGGGCAATAGTGCTCTATGGGCTATGGTTGGTCGAACTGGTATCACTAAACTTCGTGGTACTACTTGCGTCAGCACTCATACTGTTAGCGGGTATAAGCTTCTTCTTACTTACCACCCTTCTGCGGTCACAAGACAATGGGAACTCAGACCCACGACTGTAGCTGATCTATCGAAGATCTTGAAAGAAAAGGATACCCCTAATGTCACGCGGCCTCCATGTACCATCTGGACAGACCCGTCGCTCGCTGAGATCCGCATCTTCTGGCGTAGGTACGTCCGTGGATGCAAGATCCTTTCGGTTGATATTGAAACAAGCTCTCAGCAAATTACGCGCATTGGATTTGCTCCCCGACCAGACCTTGCTTTGGTTATTCCGTTCCATGACTCCCGTTCAGCGTCAGGTAGCTATTGGCCGACTGCAAAAGCTGAACGATCATGTTGGGAACTTATTCGTCAGGTGCTTGAGGATCCAGAAATACCTAAGCTGTTCCAAAATGGACTCTACGATATCCCATTCATTCTTAGAACCACGGGTATCGCGGTTCGAGGAGCATTACACGATACAATGTTGCTACACCACGCCTTGCAACCCGAATCCCTCAAAGGCCTTGGATTCCTCGGCTCCATCTACACCGACCATGGACCCTGGAAAGCTGAACGAAAGGGAACTGACACGATTAAAAGAGATGAATGACGAATGAAGCTGATCCATACCCATCTCACTCAACCCGAAGACATCGAAGATCAGCAACAAAGGGAGGATATTTATAATGGACTTGACTGCTGCATTACTTCCGAAATCTTGGAAGTCCTCTTACCACAACTGGACGATCATACATCTCCCACTTATGCTTTCAGCCGTGCTCTTCAAGGACCCGTTTTGGAAATGCAACTGCGGGGCATATTGGTGGATCAGGGTCGAAGGCAAGAAGTCATCGATGTCTACTCCGAAAAGATAGATCAACTGGAAGGCCAACTCGAACAGATAGTCCTCGACGGAGTCGGTATGCCAACCTTCTCTTGGCGCTCCAACCCTGACCTTCAAAAGCTATTCTTCGGCTACCTCGGTATCCCTACCATCCGCAAGCAAGGCCGCCCTACCACCGATCATAAGGCTTTAGAGAAGATGCAAATCTTCCTTGTGGCCCGTCCTATAGTAAACCACCTCCTCACGATGCGTGAACTAGCAAAGAAGATAGATTTCCTCAGAACCGGAGTCGATACAGATGGACGAATTAGAACAAGCTATAATATCCCAGGCACAAATACAGGTCGTTTTAGTTCAAGCTACAGTGAATTTGGAACTGGCGGAAATTTACAGAACGTGGAGGAAAGCCTTAGAAGTGTTTTCATTAGCGACTGGGGATGGAAGTTCGCCAAGTTCGACGCCAAGGCAGGAGAGAGCTACTGCGTCGGAGCCATTGAGGGAAACCTCTTCAACGATTGGAGATATCTAGATGCCGTTGAATCGGGAGATGTTCATACAGCAGTTGCAAGAATCTGTTGGCCACAACTACCGTGGACAGGAAATCTTAAAAGAGATAAAGCAATTGCTGAGCAGCCATATTACCGCCACTACTCTTATAGATTTATGTGCAAAAAGCTTGGTCATGGCTCTAATTATGGCGGACAGCCAACAACCCTCGCCATGCAAACCAACCTCCCCGAGCCAGTCGTTATCGGATTCCAGCCCAAGTACTTCCACGCGTTTCCGGCTCATCTACGATGGCATCAATGGACCAACGATCAACTTCAACGAGTGGGATACCTTATCACGCTTACTGGAAGAAAGAGGTGGTTCTTTGGCCGTCGAAATGATCCTTCAACCCAAAGGGAAGGAATTGCATATAATCCACAAGGCTCCCTCGCCGACATAGTGAACAGAGCTATGCTCCGCATCTGGCGCCAACGGCTCTGCCTCATAATGATGCAAGATCACGACGCCCTTACTTTCATGTATAAGGAAGAAGATGAAGATGAAATCATA